ATGACCAATCTCATGTCGCCCACGGGGGAGATGGCGGGATTGATTTACGAGTTGGGTCTTCACATCTATGATGCGGAAGGCAAGATGAAGCCCTTTATCAATATCATGGGCGAAATCAGCGATAAACTCAAGGGGGCATCGGACGAGTACAAGAACATGGTGTTTGAGGTGTTGTTTGGGCGGAGGGCTATTGCCGGTCAGATAACATTGTTCAATTATGGGGCGACGGCATTGAGGAAGTATGCCACCGAGATAAAGAATGCTGGTGGGATGACGGAGAGGGTGGCGGGGAAACAGATGAAGGCGTTCACGGAACAGCTGGGGCGGTTGTGGCAGGAAGTCAGGCGTGTGGCGATTGAATTGGGGCGCACATTGGCTCCGGCAATCGAACGTGTGGCGGATTACATACGAGACCGGCTTGTGGTATTTCGGGAATATGTTGCAGCTAACAGCGCCGCCATCGCGGAAACAATGAAATGGATGGCTATTTTAGGGGCATCGGCATTGATATTTCCCCCATTATTGATGATAGTTATGAGTTTAACCAATCAATTTGTACAACTCGCTCTATCCATTGGGAAGGTGGGATTGGCATTAGCCACTAATCCGCTTACATGGCTTGTGGTAGCACTATACACACTCCGGGCAACACTCAACACTAATTTCTGGAAACAGGCATGGGAGAACCAGATAAAGCCATTCCTCGACGTATTTGGAAGAGGATTTATGCAAACCATAACACAAATTATGTGGGAGTTCTCCCTTATACCAGAGGCGATTAGTAGAGCATTTTCCAGTGAAGGCATACTTAATACTATTAAATATTTTATTAAAGCACTCCAACAGATTGGATTAGTTGCACGTATTACGGCGGAAGCCTTGACATTGGATTTCACAGAGGCAGATAGACTTAGTAAAGAATTTATGAAACTCAATGAGGAAATGTCGGTGCTCCTGTTTGGGAAAAAGAATGAACGCGGTGAAAGTCTTGGTTTCTTTAGGAGCGAAGAGGAAAAGAAAGCCAATTATCAAGCATACTTGAAGGATTTGACGGTATTTGGTGACGAGCTTATTTATCAGGGCAAAACCATAGCAACAGACTTTGGTGAAGTGATGAGAACCCAGATTGCGAAGGACATGGATTCAATATCAAATTTAATGGGTACTCTTGTAGACAAACTCCCGCCGGAATTAAAAAGTGCGCTTGATCAGATGATAAAAACATTCAATGATTTGCGCATGTTATTTAATGAACCAATCATAACCAAGGTTGAAGAAGCAACCGGCAAGATCGGGGAGACCACACAGAACATATCCGAGACAACAAAGGAAATAAGTAAAACATTCCGTGACCGATGGATGAATGCCATAACACAAGTTATTGACGAAACAGAAACGTGGCATGACGCATTTGTGGAAACAGCAACCGACATCAGGAATACATGGGCGTCCACGATAGAGGATATGATGAATAATGGGGGAAACTTCAAAGATTTCATGGAGAAGATGTTCCTTGATATTTTGCATTCATTCAATCACATGGTGGCACAATTCGTATCAAACCGCTTGTTTTATGAAACGTTTGGTAAAATATTGCCGGACTGGTATAAACCCCCCTATGAGAGTGCTGTATATGGTGTAAAATCATTGGGAGCAACATCGCCCGGCTTTGGGGCAGATTTAATACCATCCGAGGGGGGAGCATATAAAGCCACGCCTGGCGTAATAGTTAATGTAAATAACAATTCAGGAGTGGAATTGAAATCATCAACGCAGAAACCAGCATTTGACGGCAGGAATTGGGTGGTGAATACGGTGATAGAGGCGTATAACACCGACCCCAATGTCCGTGCGGCATTCGGCAGGTAAGGAACATGGCAACATTCCCGACAATATACAGGCACAGCACTCTCATACAACAACCCGTGGTGAGTGCGTTCGAGGTTACGAATGCGTTAGACCCTACCATCAGGAGTCAATCGGAAGGCGGGTGGGTAACATCGAGGGCGCGGTTTACACGGATGCCATTGAGATGGGTGATACGGTATGAATGGATGTCCAAGACCAATAAGAACACGGTCAGGACATTCGAGGTTGCACGACGGGTGGGGGCGGAGACATTTACGTGGACTAACCCGGAAGACTCGGCGTCGTACACTGTACGCTTTATGGAACCCATACGGTATACGCCACATGCCCATACCAATTTCCTCTGGTGGACAGTAGAGTTCACGTTGGAGCAGGAATGAACCAGACTTATATAAATGAGTCCACCAAAGTATCCACGAGCGGGGCGTGGTTGTGGCTTATGGAGATTGCTACGGCAGGAACTGTGATATTGAGATATGCCAACAACAATGAGGCAATCGTGTGGGGCGGGAACACCTATTCACCCATATCGTTCTCGATGGATGATGTCAGCATGTCCACGAGTGGTAAGTTCCCGGAGTACAGGTTGCAGATTGGCAGTGTGGCATTGAGTGGTACGTTGAGGACACAGATACAGACGACAGGAGGGCTTGTCGGCAGCACGGTGAGGCTCATGGTGGTGCATTCGGCGTACTTGAGCCTCACCACCCCCGCTATTGATGAGATGGCGGAGATACTGAATTGCGAGGTGACGGCGGAGGCGGTGGTATTCACGGTTGGGATACCAAGTCTGTTGAGCAGGAGGTTTCCGCGGGATAGGTATGTGCCGGGGTTCTGCCGACACAAGTTCAAAGGGGCATTGTGTCGGTATAGCCAGTCCGGATATGATGACTGTGATCACACGCTTAACAATTGTATTGACCGGGGCAATTCACAGAATTTTGGAGGGAGTCCGGGTATTGTCGGAGGGGTGTATGGATAAACTCAAGGTGGGGGACTTGGTGGGTAAGGGGTTCGTGAATGGCGGACGGGATGTGGATACGGGACTGGATTGTTGGGGATTGGTGATGGAGGTGTATAAACGCTATGGCATCACACTTCCGGATTTCACTGTGGACTCCTTTGCATTCAAGATGATAGACTCCATAGCCATCGAGAATGCCGGTATGCCAGAGTGGGAGGAAGTGTTAGTGCCGGTGGATAAGGATGCGCCATTGGTGGTGTTGATGCGGATGCACCCGGTGTTCATTACTCATGCCGGAGTGTTTATTGGGAATAACAAGATTATCCACACAACCAAGGGCACGGGCGTAATATTGTCGAGGATGCAGGCATTACAAAGTAGGATTGCGGGGTATTACCGATATGTTCCAGATAACTAACATACTCAACCCGTTGACGGGTGGGGCTACCACGCAGGAGTACGTGTGGGAGAAGGGGAAACCCCTATCCGCATACTTCGGATATGATGGGGATTGCCTCGTGGCGTGTGGTGGGGCAATGCTGGACAAGGCATTGGACACGATATTCCCGGCACGTGGCGAGAGGTACGTGGTCGTGCCCATACCAGAAGGTGGGGATAAACAATCATACCGGATACTGGGCTATACCGCCATGACCGCCGTAAGTTTCATACCCGGATGGGGACCGGCGGCATCATTCGTGGGTGCCAATCTCATAAACCTCTTCCTCCGTGATAAGGATAAGGAGGACATAGCCACATCCCAGTCCTATTCATGGCAACATGTGGCGAGCCTCACAGCCTCCCACAACACCGGAATGCCTGTAATTTATGGCAAGGTGAGGGCACGACCCATAATCAAAAACCGGTATGTCACGGTGGAGGGGGATAAACAAAGGCTATATGCACTGTACGGGTTGGCGGCACATAAGGTGGACGAGAGGGTAGTGAGCGAGTGGTCGGGAAACCCCGCAAGGAATCCATACGTAATTGGTGATGAGGTTACGCCATTTTCCCTTCCGGTGCCGGAGCCAGGCAAGACCTATATGTGCAAAAAGGATTGTGCCAAAGCTGGGCATGTACCCCCCTACACAGATGTGAATTATTGGAAAACAGGGCACGGTACGGCGGCATTCGCCATTGGCGGCGTGGTTATTAATGGCAGGGCAATTGAGGACTACCATGACGATGTGGATTGGGATACGAGACCGGGATTGGCGGAGCAGGAATTTATTGATGGGTTCAATGTAACATACACCAATTACTCAATAGATCAAGCCCTACACATCAACAGGCCAGAAGTAAGCATGAAGACGGCAACATTTTATATACATTACCCCGCAGGCGGGTTTGAATATTTCCGTTGGAAAGACCACACACTTATCTATCGTGACCAGAGTTATGCCATACCGGCCGGGAAATCGGCAGGTTTCCATGTTACGGACGTTAATGGTGTTTATGTTGTATGGGACAGCGATGACCGTGAGACGTACACGGTACTGTTCAGCACACCCACCACACCACATCGGGCTTTGACCGACACTGAATATCTTATATACTCCGCATCCGTGAGCGAACTTTTTGGCTTGGCTAATCCATATTATTATTACACCACAAATTACCCCACAGACGCCAGTGATTGGTACTACCCCCGCATAGACTTCAATGATGTGCATAACATCGAGGTGTTCTTCCACTTCCCATACGGGTTGTATGGCATAAAGGATGGGGAAACAATGGTATCCGCCACCACCCGTATATTTGCCCAATACCGAGTAAAGGATTCGGGTACATGGACAAATTTCAATTTCAGAAAGATGATAACCAAAGCGGATTATGAACGGGCTGACTATGCAGACCACACAATCACATCAGGCAACATTGTCCGCAACAATCAGGAACAATTTGACATCACATATAAGGCAGTGGCGGAGAGTACTTATCTCGATACGGACAGCACTTATGAAATCCGCGTATCTGCTGGTTCGCCCGTATCTGTACACGCAATAAACATAGCGGGCATCCTATACGGAGAGGGCACAGGGTTTACGTATCCCGGTGAACCCCTCCTCGGCATCAAGGCGTTGGCATCCGGGCAAATCAGCGGCGATCTGGATGTGCAGGTAGATGTGGAGAGGAGCAAGGTGTGGGTGTATGATACACGGCTCACACCCAACGCATGGGTGCAGGTGGACGCCAACAACCATGCGTGGGCAGTATACGACATACTGGTCAATGGGTTCTATCATACGGCGTCGGCACGCATTCATCCGGCATACCCGGATATGAACATGGACGGGTATACGTGGATAGCGGATGGGGTGAGGTACACTGCGGAGGCGGAGGCAATATACGGGTGCGGGATAGACCCGGAGCGGATCGACTTCGAGTCATTCCATGAGTGGGCGCAGAATGTGTACGATATCGGGTACGAACTCAACATCATATTTGACACATTCATGACAGCGTGGGACGCCATACTGCGGATATGCCAGGAGGGACGGGGTATGGTATACCCGGTAGGCACCAAGATTTATGCATTCACGGATAAGGCGGAGGCAGTATCCCAAGTATTTACGGTGGGTAATATTCAGGTTGGGACATTCGTACAAAAATACCTTGAAGCCAAGAACAAAGCCAACATGATAGAGGCTACCTATTATGATGAGGATAACAATTATGAAAAGACCACGTTGGCAGCCCGGACATCGAATTGGGATAGCAGCACGGACTTGAATGAACCAGTGGCGGTCACACTCTACGGTACTACGGCATTCGAGCAAGCGTGGTCGATAGCCAGCTTCCTTCTCATCAGTAACGAACTCCTCAACAACATCATCACGTTTGGGGTGGATATCGATACACTGGCGGCGCAAGTGGGGGAAGTGGTGGAAGTGCAACATGACGTACTCATGAGCGGATATGGCGGGCGGGTTGTGAGTTATGTGGCAGGCACCAAAACCGTCACACTGGATAAGAGCGTATTTACAGTGCCCGGCACTATTTACGAACTCACCATAACGCATTCCAATGGGATTACGGAAAGGGTAAATGTGACTGTGACGGTTCCCACGGATACACCCAATGTCTATGCTCCGGGGTTTGTGTATGCACCCGCCACATACGATGTGTATTCGTTCGGGGTCAAGGGCGTCCACACATCCAAATACCGCATCACTAATATCAGCCGGACAAGCGAGCTGATGCGGGCGTTGACACTGGTGCAATATGATGAGGCTGTGTACGAGACCATACCATTCAACGTCGCCAAGACCGCAGTTGGTCCAGTCGCCAACCTCCTCAATCTCGCATCAAACCTGCGCCTCCAGGAAGTCTTATCCAAGAATCGGGTCACGGGGGAGTATGAGTCGAGTATAGTGGCTGTGTGGGATACGGTGAGCGGAGACCCACGGGGGGCGTGGGAAGTCGTGTTCAGGGATGTGGATGCCAGTGATAATGATTGGGAAGGCACGTGGGAGCAAGGAACGTATGGCTTGGGGGATAAAGTGGAAAAGGATGGCATAACCTATATCAGCATCGAGGACGATAACGTATCAACACCATTCAGTATTTAGGAGGGTATCATGAAGGAGTTAGTCAGGTGGTTGAGAAAGAAACGCATAGGGACGTCTGTGAGATTGAGAGAGTTCATCGTGACCCTCTTGAGACCCATAGGCATCCTGCCAATCAGTGCTTCCTTGTCCCTGCGTGTGTTCAGGGGCAGCGGGGTTGTGGAGGACTTGGGCGTCGTCAGCACCCATGAGGTGACGGATGACTTCGTGGCAGCCCTTGTGGATACGCTACAAGCGTCCGTGGCGGCATTCAGCAACTTCAAGTATCATGACAGCGGCACAGGGGTTGGAGCAGAAGACCCCACGGATAGTGCATTGGGTACACCGTGCGGGGAGGCGCGGGACACGGGTACACAGGTTGAGGGGGCGACCGCCAACATATACAAGTCCGTCGCCACCCACACATATGCCGGGTCGTTCGCCATCACCGAGCATGGATTGTTCAATGCGGCGGCGGTGGGGGTGCTCATGGACAGGTCAGTGTTTACGGCAGTGAACATAACATTGGGTGATCGCATAGAATTTACCTATCAACTTACCTGTGTATCTGGGGGATAAGCATGACCGATTTTGCTATAACAATCGGCGGAAGTCTTATGCCCCGGCTCCCCGGTTGGACTCATGCTATCCGTATTGACATTGACTACACTGGCGGCATCGGCGCATCAGTCACGCATTTTCCCATCACCATATTTCTCAAAGCAGGCAATGGGGATGCCACCAAAGTATTCGACGAAATCGGGGCAAACAGCCAGAAAATAGCCATCACCAAATCTGACGGCTTAACCCAACTTTACGCAGAGATTGACACATGGGATGCTGTCGCCGGAGAGGCTGTTATCCATACCAGCAAATCGGATTGGGTTATTGATGCCGATACATGGGTGTATCTCTATTATGATGCTGCCCATGCCAACAATACTGCCTATATTGGTGTTGTCCCTGGTGTTGCCCCAACCACAAACGTCTGGGATGACAATTTCGTCATGGTGCAGCACATGAATGATACCACAACGTCCTCAATCACCGATTCCACACAGTATGATAATGACGGGGCGAAAAAGGGTGCGAACGAGCCTGTCGAGGCAACGGGGCAGATTGGGAAGGCGCAAGATTTTGATGGCTCGGATGACTATATCAATACCGGCGACGATTTGTCGATAAATCCGGCATCCCAAATCTGTATATCAACGTGGGTTTATTTAGACCCATCAATTTCAGCAACGGGTTTCATAGTCAATCGAGATTCATGGCCGGATCGTTATTATGTTCTCCACTACGAACAAGGAGCAAATAGGTTCTATGGTCGTATTTGGCAAAGCGACAATAGTGTAAAAGCTGTCACGGATGGTGGGGTACTTACATTGGGTCAATGGTATTACGTTTTGATGCAAGCTGATGGAGCGGAATTTAGCATGTATGTAAATGGTATTCTATATGGGACTCCAATTGTGTATGACGGTACGCTCAATCAAGATGCGATAGACACATATATAGGAGCGCAAACTGGTGGCGGTGCATTCCGGTTAAATGGCATGATTGACGAGGTTCGTATTTCCAATTCCGCCCGCTCCGCCACATGGGTAAAAGCCGAGTACAATGCCGGTGCAGATACATTGCTCACCTATGGGCATGAGGAGACGTTCGAGGACGGGGGTGGCGGACTATCAGGGACATTAATACGCACAATGTATAGGGCACTCGGCGGCGTGTTCACTCCCACAGGCGCCCTCCTCGAAGCCCTCATAATAGTCATGGCGTTGGGTGGGGAGTTGGACTTGGAAGGTGCATTGTCCGGGCGCAATCCGGCGTGGCTATTGCTCGACGACACGCTGCGGTGGATGGGGGAATGGGTCAGCACATATTCCTACGACCAGAACGACACGGTGTTGTACAGGGCAGACGCCACGGAAGATTGGCATGTATTTACGTCGAAAGTAGGGCATAATGTAGGCAACATTCCCGATTCCTCATCGGCGTTCTGGCGCCGTCTTTATCAGGAGAAATGGCTGCGAGAACAAGT